CTCCACTCCAATAACAAAACTTGCCAAACGCGTCTCTGGAAGTTGTACCAATACAATCGAATGGTACTGTTCTCGAATCCAAAATAGTGCCTTGAACCTGAGAATCGTCCCAATCAAAACTCCTTATCAACTGAAATCGATCCACAAGAGTATCATAGGAATAGTTCTCTTCGCCCATTTGCTTCCGTGCAATACGCGGTTTTCTGTCTGTTATCACTGGCTGTGAATCCACAACATTTGAGAACCCGATACCATGGCTATTGGAATCCATGTGCTTGACAAAAGTGTAATCATCCTTGCTTAAGTCCAACTTGACACGTGAATCCTTTCTCTCCTCAAGAAATGGGAGAGTAGTGGTCTCATAAAATGCCTTAGGATACTGTGCGGAAGGATCCCAAACAAAATACTCACCACCAACATAGTTAGTGGGATTATTTAAAGTCGGCACAATGTATGATGAGGCAGGAGAATGTTCATAGCCAGATTGCGCGCATGGAATTACAACTTCGGTGGACGGTATGCCAGTAGCATTCAAAAGAGAACGAACAGTGGCATTTTCGTAGCCTCGGAAAGTTAAAAACCAACCCATAGCCATCTCAATCACGCCTGAGTTGTAACTCGTTCCTCTGACAACGGCAATTTTGTCGTCAAGATTGAAAGTGGCAGCACCCGTAACAGCACCCCCAGGGCGAACTTCAATGTCAATGCTTCTTGCAACACATCTTGACATGTCACAATTGACAGGCCTTACGGAACCCGGGTCATACCTTCTGTTTGCAGGAGGGTTCTGAACCACTCCGAGAGAAACTAGAACTGAATCCTCGAATGCCTCCGTCCTATACAAAATGCTCTCAACTGTGTTGCCGTTGCTCTCTACAGCACCCATCTCATCAAAATTAAAGATAACTGTCGCCTGAGTAAATGGAAACGGAGTAGCTCCAGCTACATTTTGCAGCCTAAGATACTCTGGCAAAGTCGCCTCCCAATTTCTATTGTGTGGGTAATAAGTGCTATTTGACTTAATTAGCAACGAAGGAACCATGAAAAGGAAATGCTCGGTAAAGTTATCACCAGCAGCAGTCAACACTGTGAGTGGAGGACGATCAACACCCTGAGGTGTATCAACAATAATTGACGCAGTTGTTGTTTCTTGATACTTCTCCTCCCCCGAAATCTTGGGTAGAATGCTAAACTTTCTCGGTATGCTTGATGGGATCTGCATCAAAGCCCATTGGTCACGAGCGCTAGTGTAATCAAACGGTGCCATGCTGCTAATACCTTTTGTTAGCTGCGTAGGTATATTAGCAGGAGCGGCATTAGCCAATCTCTCAGTGGCATCAGTCCTTATCAACAAATCAGCTGCAGACTTGACAGCGACTCGCAAATCTCCGCTCCAAGCAGCAAAAGGTCCAGCAAAATAAGCAAGCGTCCCAGCCATAAGCCTCACGTCTCCTGCAACAGGAGCTCGAAGCAAAAATGCTGCGGATGCACTCTCACAATAAGGTGGAGCTGGACTGGTCACACCATTAGAATAATACGAAACGCTAAAACGCTTCTGAACATCAAGTACCGTCCTCTCAGTGCACTTATAAGTCACAGTGCTATCTGCAGGCCCTTCAGGACCAGCCTCAACATTAACCTGGGCTTTGTCAAACTCTGGCTCGACTTGTTCAGGAGATTTAAGCATGTGAGGAATGAATTGCACTGTTTTCTCAATTTGCGGAACAAATAAATAATCATCACAAGTGTAATCTTCAGTAAGCAACTCTTTCCTCAAAAACCTCTCCTCACAGAATGCAAAATCATGCAAATTTGGAACTCTACAATTGGGAGTCCTAACAAAAGCTGCATAATACTTAGCACGATAGCTTTCAAACCGTTCGCGCCCAGAAGTCCAAACCATATCAAGAGCAGTATTAATATTATCAGCAATGGCTATATAACGATCTCCACCTGCAGCCTTCTTTGACACGTACTGCGCACACTTGGCAAGAGGACCATCACCAATACAAGCCATATATCTAATACCAGGATACTCATCAGTCTCACGTGTATCACAAGCCAAAAAATTCAGCTTGACAACTTTCCTATCAGGAGGAAACACAGCGGCCTTCTGTGCATCGGTGTATTTGTAACCAAAACTTGTCAGTAAATATTCAGACACGTTGGCACCAGTAAACCAATTGAGCAAGGAGGAACGTGAGACGAAATTGTCATCTCCAGACAAGGACATCCTAACCAATGTGTTCAAATTGTAAATGTTAGCTTTCAACGGGTCATGCTGTAATGCCAATCCAAAGTAAGCCACACCTAACAAAATGCCACTGGTAAAAGAGCATATAAATGAAGTCAGCCAATTGCCACTCGGATTACCAAACTTAGCTCTAAAAAGATCAGGTCCAATAACCATGTAATAATGGCAAAGGCTTGTCAGATAACTTGCCCTCTGTCTCCTCTCCTCAGCAGTAGGTTGGTCGCCATAATGAGCATAAATTCTATCAGTAAAGCGATAAAGCTCGTCATAGATTTCGCCCTTAATGATATTTTCTTGACCACCAATATCACCATCGAAACCCATGTCACCAACTTCTAAATGCCACTTGATAAAATCATCCCAGTCGCTTGAGAACACATTCATACCACACTTAAAGGGTATACAATGGAAGAACTGTTTAAACAAACAAACCATGCCACCAAAATACCGCTTACCGCATATGTTGGACTCAAACGGAGCGCATTTAACTCCTCTGGTTTTCTTGAGATTGCCTTCACTGTCTCGCTTGAGAGTTTCATCCTTCATGCAAAATTGATTCACAGAAAAACCAATCTCACCACGACTAAACCCTTCATGTAGC